GGGTAATTTGATCTGTTGCAGGGTCTGATAACATTGCAGCTTCTGGCTCAAATCTAACAGTATTTATAGAGCCATTAGCTCTTACTAGTAAACTAAAACTATTAGCGGCTGTTAATATACCTTGACCAAAACCTCTGATAAGACTAGTAACCCAACCATCTGTACCATCATAAATATACAGAGAATTAAAACCTGTGTTAAACCACCAATCACCAGCATTAGGAGAACTAGGTGCAGAGGCGGCTCTAGTATAAGTAGGGCCAAGACCTTTAGTACCCATGTAGGTAGCTAAAGTAGCCATAGTGGTCATACGCATTGTGCCAGCATCATTAACAAGCACACCATCGGCATCTACAATAGCTGTTGTACCTCTAACAGTATCACCATCAATTATATTTAACTCTGCTGCAGTTGTAGTTACAACAACGCCAGCAATGGAAAGTGCGTCTGTTTCAAGAGTTCCATCAATATCTGCATTACCAGAAATATCTAATGAACCTGCATCTAACTCTCCTGTAAGAGTAATATTACGTAGCCCTGTATAGTCTTTGTTAGAATCCAATATAACAGCTTTAGATGCAACGGCTGTACCTACTGCAGTAGAGCCAATATCCAAAGCATTAAGTTCACCTACTACAGCAGTTACACCGTCAAGTGTATTGAGTTCAGCAGTTGTAGCAGTAACACCATCAATGATGTTAAGCTCGTCAATAGAAGCACTAACACCTGAAGTGATTACTGCCTTAGAACCAATATAACCTGCCATTAGGTGATCTCCATATAACTCATTAGGACTGAGACTTTATCTGCGACTGAACAATCAATCTTAATTATATCTCCAACATTTAGTACTAGCTTACCGTCAATCACACTGAGGGATGACCCTACTGGGATTGCTGCATCTTTAACTAAGTTGGCTGTTGTGTTCTGGGTTTGACTAGTCTGAGTAGTTGTACTAACTAGCTGTGCCGTTGCAGTAACCTGTGCAGTGTGAACATTGGCAAGGGTCAACCCAAGTACAATAATTGTACTACCTGACTGTACAGTGTAGAGTGCTTCAGGTGTACCAGAACTAGCTGGCATTACATCATGTGAAATTGTCTTAAAGGTATTTGCCATTTATTTATTCCTTATCCAAGGGCAATAGCTAAAGCTGTGGCCTCATCTGCTGCAGTTAATGTCGTTGCAATTGTACCAGCAGTAGCTGGCAATGTCAAGGTAATATCTGCAGTTGAGGCAGGGCCAATTAAAGTTACTTTGTTTGATCCATTGTCTGAATCTTCAAAGAACTCAAGGAACCCTGCTGATGTAGAACCGTTCTTTAGCTGCACCCCTGCATTTGCTATAGGGGTAGTGAGTGTTTTGTTTGTTAGTGTATCTACAGACACACGTGATACTAAGGTTGAGTTAGCACCTTCTGGTAATAACATAGTGTTTGTAGCACTTGCTGAGTGAGGTTGTGCTTGAACTTTCTGACCGTGGCTGTTGCTCTCACAGTTATAGGTAATAGCACCTGAGTTAGTGTTACCCCGTACAACTACCGTACCTGTACCGTTAGGTGCTAGGTCTAGTGAAGCATTAGAAGTTGTAACAATGTCAGCCCCGTTAAGGTCTAGGTTGCCACCTAACTGTGGGCTGGTATCTTCTACAACATTAGCTATATCTGAGCTTGAACCAGAGCCAGCAAGAAAGGTACTCCTAGTAATTTTTTTAATTCCACCACCTGAAGTATCAAGGGCTATGATTACATCATCATTAGCTGCAGTACTTATCTCAGATAGATCGCCTATTGTACTATTACTTACGTCAAGAATATTTAGTTCTGCTGCAGTGCTTGTAACACCGTCAAGAATGTTTAACTCAGCTGTGGTAGATGTTACACCATCAAGTAGATTTAACTCTGCTGCAGTAGAGGTAACACCATCTAAAATGTTAAGCTCTGCTGTTGTAGCAGTTACTCCGTCAATTAAATTAAGTTCTGCTGTTGTAGCAGTTACGCCATCTAGAAGATTAAGTTCAGCAGCAGTGGAGGATATAGCTGTACCATTAAAATTAATAGCATCTAAGTGTGCTGTACCGTCTATGTAAATATCACGCCACTCTTGACTTGCAGAGCCTAAGTCAAATGAACTGTCTGTGTTAGGAATAATACTTGAGTTTACGTCAGCGCCAAACACAACATTATCACTAGCTGCATCACCAAGAGTAAGAGTACCACCATTAAAAGTAGTAGTACCTGTTACTGTTGCATTACCTGCTACCGTAAGATTACCACCTACAGCTAAGTTACCTGAGATGTCAGCAGCACCATTCATATCAATAGTAGTAGCAACAATCTGTATCTCTGTGTCGGCTACAATGTCTAGCTGACCATCTGCACTAGAGTTAATAAAGATAGCAGTATCACGAAACTGTATCTTCTCTGTAGTAGCAATAAGTATGTCATCAGAGAACTCAAAGTAGTCCTCATCTTCCATCCACTTAAAAGCACCGTCATTACTACCACCATTAAAGTTTAAGGTTATGTCACCAGCATTTGTACCAATAGTAATATTGTCTGCTAGTAGTCCAGTAATAGGACCACCCTCACCAGCAGTACCGTCATGTGTGTGGCCTGAACTAGCAGCAAAGGCAGCTAGAAGCTGATCGTACTCGTTGTTAAACAGGTCCGAAGTAATGACATCGCCATCAGTAAAGGTTGATTGTCTTGTGTATGTAGCGCCCATTTAACGTCTTGCTCCTAATTGATATTCGAGTTGGAAACCTTTAAGTGAATAAGGTGCCGACTCACCACCATCATTTATTCTTAAAACTACAGAAAAGCCTGAGCCTTCTACAGGCTGTCTTACAAGCGGTTGGGAAGCCCCACCAAAAACAAATCTAACTGCACCACCTATAACACTGAATATAGCTGAACCAAACTGTGCAGCTACAACAGTAGAATCTAAAGGGTATGCCGCAGGTCTAGGAGAGTCTGCGTTCTCATTATCATATCTTACTAATAGGTCTGCGTCAATAGCAGATTCTGGTTTGTAGTTAATAATAACTCTTTGCATATGCTTTCGGATGCCTGTGTCACCAAAAGACAAGTCAGTACTTCTGTACTTACCTAGCATGGGTGTACCGTCAAAGGTATTGCCCTTTTCTTGTCTGTGTATGAAGCCATTAAAGTCCCCATGTAATACTATAACATTACCAGCTTGAACAAGAGTATCTGCACAGGATGGTTTTATGCCACGTATTTCAGAAAACTCATAGCCTTCATCTTTCATAACACAGATAATACCTCTTGTAGTATTAACCGCTTGGTTTTCTTTAGTAAAAAATATTCTATATTGTGTCTTGTCTTGAACAACAACACTTTCAAATAAAGCAGAGTCTTTAATATTAGCATCAAAAATAGACTGTACGTTTCTACTTATTGTACCAAGTTCTGTGTCACCAATATTTTGAGTACCAGCAACTGTTCGTAATCCATCAGGACCAAGAAACACTAAGTCACCACCAAATTCCTGTATAGTATCTCCATTAAGACAACCAATGTTTCTTGTAACAGGTACAACTCTAAAGTCACTAGTGGTACTTCCTGTTAGTTTAAATATTCTATTCTCACAGAATATAAAAAGACTATCCCGAAATACCTTTAGCCCTGTAACAGTATCGTCAACTTTAATACTACCTGCACCATTACTAGATGTAAAATCATCTTCATGAAAGGGCGCACTAAACACTACTTCTTGTGGCGTAGTAGATTTACCTGCATAAAACATATGGTCTTTATAGGAGGCTAAAAACTTAGTACCCGCAACAGAACTAGCACTAACATCAGTTGCACTAAGAGCTAAGTTAAAAACTACAGGTGCGTTGACTTCATCTACAAATACAATCTTTTCGTTACCATCAAAGTTGAAACGTTCAAATCTATATTTAGAGGCGTTAGTTCTACCTGTATCTATTTCTGTCCAGTTAGCTGATATAACATCATTAAGAGAATGAGCAGCAGCAGAAGTACCTTCTCTAGCTCTTGTAACGCCTGTAAACTCGTTTGGACTAGATGTAGCACTTATCCCTGTGTAGGTAAATAACTCCGAGTTAATTTGA